CTTGATTGGTATGAAAACCATAAAGGTCCATTTTGGATGTACCTTGCATATGATAAATATTCTAATTTTGGAAAAGATGATGCAGCCTTTGGACACTTAGCACAATATAATCAAATAGTTCAAGTATATTTTTCAGACTTTAGTTACAACGTAGTAAAGCGTGGTGGGACTAATTTTGATCTTTGGAATGTTTCTTTAAGCTTAGAAGAGGTTTAATGTGTTTGTTGATGAAACCTTAAAGAACTATTTAGAGACATCTGCAACTGTAAATTTAAAATCTCTTGTTCTTGCTGAATGGAACATGAATATTCCAGATAACATATTTAAAGTTGGAAACTATAGATACAGACTAAATGAAGTTGGAGATATTTATTCAAATCTCCCACAATCATTTGACAGACTTGACATAGGAAACTATTACACTGGCGGACTAGAGTCAGATGTTGTTGTTGATGGAGGAGTTACCAACACAGATACTCCACAAGTGTTTCTATCAACTAAAGAAAAGAATAAATTATTTTATTCATTAGAAGATTGCTTAGGACAGTTTAGACCAAGATCTGGAATCAACAAGTCAGTTTATTTTTCTGGAAAGTATCTTGCAAACTCTGGATCAAGACTTGCAGAGCGTCCAAGATATTACATGCCATCAAGATATGATCAGTTTAAGTATTGGACCTCATATAGAACAGAGTCTGGTAATGAGTATGGAATTTCAAATAAAATACTAAATTCAAACTTTTTTATACATGATGCTGTACCTTTTGTAGTTTATAAAGAAAAGGTTCCAGCAAATAGAATTGTTGCTAAGATGCAAACAAATGTAGGAGCAGTTAATCTTGGACCATTTAAAACATCATCTGCTGCACTAGAGGATCCACTATATGGTGACACTAACAAAACAACTCCAAGAAAATGGAAGATTCAATATTTAAACAGTGATAACTGGATTGATGCATATTCTTTTGATCAAAACTCAACAAGAGATGATGGAAGCCCTATTGTTGATTCAGATGGTTATGTTGAATTGCAATATGGATTGATAATCCCAGAAAAATTTAAAGATAGTTTTGTATTTGCAGAAACATTATCATCAACAATTTTACTTCCAGAAATATCAATAACTGGATTCTGCTACTTAGTAATTGAAAATGAAGATGAAATTGGAACTCTGCATATTTGGGACGGTTCAGAGTATGAAACATTTGTTCCAAATTATGGATGGATTCTTGGAAAAGAAGAAATAGAAACAAATACAAATTTTGTTACAGATTTTACTTCCCCACAACAATACATGGTAGGTGGAAATGCTTTGCCATTCTACAGAGAATTTGCATACATTGAAGGAATTAGAATTGTTGTTGAAACAATGAATAAGTTTGATTCTACTTTTGATCTTATTGAAATGTCACCAAGACTTGTTGCAAATATTTCAGACAAAGTTAGTGAATATAAAATAACAAAAATGTTATCAGATATCTCTTCAACTGGTTTACCAGTTGGACAACTACTTGCTTCAACTGGATCTGTTTCATTGTTTGACGAAGATCAATCATTCAATGACTTAAATACATTAAGCATAGTTTCAAAATATATTAATAAAAATATAAAGTTTAGCTTTCTTGAGAGCATTGTTAATGTAGATGGATTTGACTATTATGTTCCTATGAAAACGCTGTACACAGAAGGAATTCCGCAAAGCACTGGAGCAATAGTTAATATTGATTTGCGTGATTTTTATTTTTATCTTGAGTCTATGCCAGCCCCAAGATTACTATTAACGGATGCATCCCTTAGTTATGCAATAACAGTTCTTCTTGACTATGTTGGCTTTAGCAACTATTCTTTTAAAAGAATAACTAACGAAAAAGATCCAATAATTCCATATTTCTTTGTTGGACCAGATCAAAATGTTGCTGAGGTTTTAAATCAATTAGCAGCTTCAACCCAAACATCAATGTTCTTTGATGAATACAATAACTTTATTGTAATGAGCAAAGACTATTTAATGCCAACAGAAAATGCAAGAGAAACAAACTTTGTGCTTTCTGGTAATAATAATCAGAGCCAATCTGGAATTATTGAAAATCAGACATCTGGAAACCTTCCTAACATTATTGATATTTCATCAAAAGATAAAAAAGTTTATAACGATGGAAAAATAAATTATACAACAAGGTATATACAAAGATCTTACGGCTCAATAAGACAGTCAAGTTTAATTGATCAAGAAAAAACATGGATATATAAGCCAGTACTTCTATGGGAAGTTGCAGGAACTGAAAACACAAAAACAATAAATGAGGTTGCATCAAAACAAGGAAACTATGTACTTGGTGCGGTTCCAATTAATTCAGATATAGCTTCTTCTGAGCCTTTGGTTGTAAGCAATATATTGACAAATAATATAATTGATGTTGGTGAAAATGTTTATTGGATTACAAGAAATCAAGGATACTTTTATTCTAATGGCGAAATAATTAAATATGATGCAGTAGAGTTTAACGTTACTGGTACTGGAAATGTTTGGATTAGCGACAACCAAGAGTATCAAAGATATTTTTCTTCATTGCCATTTAATGGAAAAATTTATCCAACAGGTCTTGTAAGAATTTATGCAGAGCCATATTATGAAACAGTAGATGGAATAACAAGGCTAAAAAATGGTCCAGTTCAATCTCACGGAAGAGCACAATTTGGAACAAAAATTACAACACATGAATCAGGAATTGGAAGTTATTGGTCAGACAATAACTATGTTCGTGGTTGCACAATGAGATCAGATTATTTGTTTACAACTGAAAAAGAAATAAGTTTGCCAGCAACAACTTTAGGTCAAGCTGGTATTGATAACACAAAAGCAAAACAAACAACTCGCAATGGAGTAATTAAAAACTTTATGGCTGTTTCAAATAAAACAGAAACAGAGATTAATTTATTTAAATCAACACAGACGGGAACAGTGCAATCTTCTGCTCTTGTGATTAATGGTCCATCATTTACATCAACAGAAAAACCTCTAGACTTTGTTTCTTATGTTTATAAAAATCTTGATAACGCTTATAAACATTTTGGAACACGTGTTCGTATTGTTGGTAAAATTGAAAACAGTGAAAAGAGAGCTCAAACTCCTACAGGCAGTACCTCATACTACCAAGTAAATACCGCAAATCCAAGTCAGGATGTTGCAATTGGAGGAGGTTCTGGAGGCATTGCAGTAATGTTGAATCCAGAAACAAACAATGGGTATTATTTTGAAATTGCTGCACTTACGGAAAGCAACATTGAATCTTATTTAAATCTAAAAAATGGAGAAACTGATATATCTATTAGTAATGTTCTTTTTTATAAAATTAAAAAAGATTCATTAACATCAGAGGCAATACCAGTTAAACTGTGGGGAGGACTAACTAACATTATTGTTGATGATGGTCGCTTTACTGGACAATACAGAATGAATGGCGAAGAAAATTCAACGGTATATGATTTATCAGTAGAGTATGAAGAAGTTGGATCAATAAGAAGATTCTACCTATACATAAACAATCAATTAATAAAGATTGTTGATGATACAGATCCTCTTCCCATATACAACAATATGGCTTTATTCGTAAGAGGATCCTCAAGATGTATGTTTGAAAATATTTATGCAATGTCTCAAAACTACTCACAGAATACAGTCTCTATTGTTTCCGATAAATCATCACAGATATTTGGACAAAATCAAATTAGCGCAAATGAGTCATTTAGAAAATATGCTATGAGTGGAATTGTTCAATCAAGTTATCTTTCTGGAATAAGTTCACAACAGCCTCCAAAATACAACATGTACTTTGAAGAATTTGGCACAATATTACGAGAGTGTGCATATTTTGATGTAAAGTATGATCGTGCCTACCCAGCACTTTATGCTAAACTATCACCAACATTTAACAGAATTAAGGGATACACTGTGTCAGGTTTTCAGGCAGACTCTTATGGTGCAGAATTTTTAATATTTAATGCTACAGATAAGGCATTAGTCTTAGACGAGACAACTGGAAACTATTTAAGAATTCAAGGTGTTACATTTACACAAGACACAACACACACATTAACTGTTGATGAGTATTTTCAAAAAAGAGGAAACTTATCTGATCCAGAATTTAAAGGAGACACAATTTTGTATTCTCCATTAGTAGAGCAAGAAAAATATAACGACATTAAGCTAAGCAGGTTAACTTATGGAAAAAATGAATTTAGTCTTGATGCTGCATATATTCAAACACAAGACGATGCTCAAGAACTAATTGGGTGGATAATTAATAAATCATTAAAGCCTAAAAAATATATTGGTTTAAATATTTTTGCTATTCCTACTATTCAACTTGGAGACATTGTTACTGTTGACTACAAAGACAATAACGACATAGATATAGTTACATCATCTTTAACTAGATTTGTTGTATATAATATAGACTATCAAAGAAATTCAAATGGTCCATCAATGACGATATACTTGAGTGAGGTGTAAAATGTCAGAACAAGTTTCAGCAACACCAAATGTACCAAGCTATACACCGCCAATAACTCCAAGTCAAAAAATTAAAGTAGCAACGCCAGACATTATTCTTTTTGACGATGCATCTGTTCCAATTGAAGTAATGACAGATTTAATATTTGAAGATATAGGTAGTCACGAACTAATCAATATAGCAAGATTTGATACTATTAATGGTCAAAATATATCTTATCAGCCTATCAAAAATCTTTCTTTAATTAATCAACAATACAATCCAAACAATATAGTTGGCCTTCAAAAAACATCAAACTTATACTTTTCTGGGTTTGCCATAAAACTAGAAGACAAGATTCCAAGACTAACAAACTCATCAGACAATAATCCCGTATACATGGACTCACTTGGGAATATTGTGGTTGAAGCAATTAACTTAAATATTGACGATCAAATAGAAATTCAAATCATTGTAAGTGGTACAATATATGAAGCGGAATTTGGAGAATCAGCCTCTTGATAACTAATACTGGAAAAAACATTATTGCTAAGTACCTTTTAGGTCAGGCACCCGCTTTTGCGTCTTATATTGCCGTTGGCTGTGGACCAAAGCCACTTTCAAACGTAGACGAATATGATGACTATTCTGAAAAAGTTTCTCTTGACTTTGAAATGTTTAGGGTTCCTATTTCTTCTAGGGGGTTTGTTAATGAAAACGGAACATCAAAGCTTGTTTTAACCGCAGAATTGCCTACAGAAGAAAGATATGAAATATCTGAAATTGGAATATATTCTGCTGGAATTAATTCTGCAGCAGGATCGTATGACAGTAAAACAATTTTAGCTTTTAGTGAAACAGAAAATTGGCAACACCATACATCAACTACGACTACATCAATAGGATTACCAATTGTTGAAGCTTTAGACTCTCCACTTAATGATAATGTTATTGCAACTTCAAATGCAGTATTTCAGACAAACTCAGATAACAGTATTTTTTATAAACAATCTAGAGCAAACATATACGAAAGATCAAGATTTTTAAATAACATGATTATGATACGTGGAAATGATGCAAACCTAACAAAAGATGTTTCAATAACTGCTGCATCTGGGAACGGTACAAGAATTGAGTACACAACATCAAAAGCACACAATTTAACAATAGGAGATAGCGTAACAGTAACAGGAATTAATCCAAATAACTACAACATAACTGGAGTTGTATCTACTATACCAACCACAACAAAGTTTACACTTTTAAGTAGTCAAGTTGGAACTTACGTATCTGGAGGATCAACAACTGTAACACATTTTTATATTGAAAGTGGATCAAACCATATTCATTTAACTGGAACACAGGTAGATTTTACAAAAAATTCACCAACAGATGAACTTAAACTTGCTTTGTCTGTAGTAAACAAAAATGGAACAACTGGCTCATCTCCCGATAAAGTTAGAGTTTTGGTTGAGTTTTCATCATCAGATACATCAGGCTCTGGAGAGAGCGCAAGGTTTGAGGTAGATATGGTCAAAGGAGTTGGTACAGGACAATATGATTTTGACAACAATAGATATCATGTAGTTACTAAAAAACTACAAGAGCTATACACAACAGCTGGTTTTAATTGGAATGCAGTATCTGTTATTAAGGTTTATGCAAGCGCCATAGTCAGTAACGCAGTATCAGGAAACTATTATGTTGCTTTAGATGCAATGA